AGAAATATCAAATCAATCTTACCAAAACAATGGATTCTATGATAGAACTTTGACTAATTATGATGAGGATGATTCTAATACTGTTCAAATACTGTATTATAATTATAAGACTTACGCTAACGAAGTTTACAAAGTAAAAGAATCCGCTACAGGTGCTGCAAAGCTTATACCAAAAGACGACCAGTTTAATCCGCCTGAGGAATTATATGTTGAATACGGTATACAAAAATTATCTAGATCCTTAGAAGTATTGTATGAAGGAGTAAAAGTTTTAGGTGGCAAAACACTAAAGTGGGAAATAGCTACTAATATGATACGCCCTAAGAGTGATTATACTAAAGTTAAAATGAACTATAGTATTGTTGCTCCTAGAATGTACAAGGGACGTATAGAAAGTATTGTTTCTCGTATAACAGGTTTTGCTGATATGATTCAGCTTACTCATTTAAAACTACAGCAAGTATTATCTAGAATGGTGCCAGATGGGGTTTATCTTGATGCTGATGGCTTAGCTGAAGTAGATTTAGGTAATGGAACAAATTATAACCCGCAAGAAGCATTGAATATGTTCTTTCAAACAGGTTCTGTAATAGGTAGGTCGTTTACACAAGAAGGAGATATGAATCCTGGTAAAGTGCCTATTCAAGAGTTACAATCTGGATCCGGTGGAGCTAAGTTGCAATCTTTAATATCTACATATAATTATTATATGCAAATGATTAGAGATGTAACGGGGTTAAATGAAGCTAGAGACGGTAGTACTCCAGACGCTAGGGCTCTAGTGGGAGTGCAGAAATTAGCAGCAGCTAATTCTAATACAGCTACAAGACATATATTAGACGCTACTTTATTTTTAGCAAAAGATTTATGTGAAAATTTATCACTGCGTATATCTGACATACTAGAGTATTCCCCTACCAAAGAGGCTTTTATACATAAGATAGGCAATCAAAATGTGGCGGTGCTAGAAGAAATGGGTGATTTATATTTATACGATTTTGGCATATTTATAGAATTACAACCTGACGAAGAAGAGAAGGCAGTTTTAGAAAACAATATACAAACAGCTTTACAGACAGGGCTTATAGATCTTACAGACGCTATAGATATAAGAGAAATAAGAAACATAAACTTAGCTAACCAGCTTTTAAAAATAAGGAGGGTTGAAAAGCAAGAGAGAGATCAGCAAATGCAACAGCAGAATATACAAGCACAGTCTGAGGCTAACGCTCAAGCTCAACAAGTTGCTGCCCAAGCTGAAGTACAAAAACAACAAGCGCTGACGCAGCAAAAAATGGAGCTAGAACAGATGAAAGCTCAAATTGATGCACAAAAAATGCAAGCTGAGGTTAAAGCTAAGAAAGAGCTAATGAATCTTGAATTCCAAATGAACATGCAGCTAAAAGGCATGGAAGTGCAAGGCAAGAAATCTGAGTTAGCAGAAAGAGAAGACAGAAAAGACGAAAGAACTAAAATACAAGCAACACAGCAAAGTGAGTTAATAAATCAAAGACAAAATGATACAATGCCTAAAAACTTTGAATCAGCAGGAAATGATGTGCTTAACGGCAATTTTAACTTAGGATCCGGTGATCCTAGGTAATAATAGTAGTAATAATTATATAATATTTTATCATGGAAGAAGAAGTAAAAACAGAGGTAGAGAAGACGGAAGAAGCTCAACCTCAAGAAGCTGCACCTATTACACAGGAAGACGGCGGATTAATCAAAGTAGACTTAGGTCAATTAAACAAAGCAGAAGCAAATACAGATGCAAGAGATGTTCCTGTCAGAGAACCCGAAGACGCGAAGAGTAGCGAAGAAGTGGTTCAAGAAGTACGGGAGCCCGTTCAAAATGAGGAACAACCTGTTCTACAAGAAATAACGGGAGAAGATGCACAGACCCAAGTAGATGAAGTAAAAGAACAAGTAGAGCAAGCTATAGTTGAAGCGGAGGCTGGTATTGAATTACCTGAAAATATTCAAAAGGTTGTAGACTTTATGAATGATACAGGCGGCAGTTTAAAAGACTATGTTAATCTAAACACTGATTATTCGTCTCTTAATGAGGAGCAGCTACTAAAAGAGTACTACGAGAATACTAAACCTCATTTAGATTCAGAAGAAATTGGATTTATCATGGAAGATAAATTTAGTTTTGACGAAGACATAGACGAGGACAGAGATATTCGTAGAAAAAAGCTTGCTAGAAAAGAGGAGTTAGCTAAAGCTAAAAACCACTTAGAAGGATTAAAAAGTAAATACTACGATGAAATAAAAGCTGGGTCACGGTTAAACCCAGAACAAAAAAAGGCGGTTGAATTTTTCAATCGTTATAACCAAGATAGCGAGAAGTTGACAGCAGATAGAGAAAAACAAACTTCTATATTTAATGAAAAAACTGAAAAACTATTTTCTAATGAATTCAAAGGTTTTGATTTCGAAGTTGGAGATAAAAAATTCAGGTATAAAGTTAATGATGTAGAAGGAGTGAAATCTAAGCAAGGAGACATTTCAAATTTTGTTAAGAAGTTCTTAAACGATAAAAATGAGATGGCAGACGCAAAAGGTTACCACAAATCTTTATTTACAGCAATGAATCCCGATGCAATTGCAAACCATTTTTACCAGCAAGGTAAAGCTGATGCAATGAAAACGAGTATGGAAAAAGCTAAAAACATTGACATGAATCCGAGAGGGACTCATGAAGATGTTAAACCACCTAATGGGTGGACAGTCAGATCTATACCAGGGAATAATGAGTCAACTACGAAGCTTAGAATTAAAAAGAAAAAATAATAATTACTAAACTTTACAAATAATGGCAAATGGATCATTTACTGGGAGTGCAGCGGCTTTAGCGCACTTAACTCCTAGACCAACACAAACGTTGTTTAACGACAACTACCTGGCCCTAGCGGACATGGATTTTACACAACAATTCTTACCAGAAGTATACGAAAAAGAAGTAGAGCGTTACGGAAACCGTACAATCTCTGGATTCTTACGTATGGTAGGAGCTGAAATGCCTATGGCATCTGACCAAGTAGTATGGTCTGAGCAAGGACGTTTACACATTGCTTATGATGATGTTACTGTTGCATCTGCAACTTCAATTACAATTCCAGCTGGAGCTGGAGCTACTAACAAAAACCTAATCGGACCTGGAGACACTATCGTGATCGCTGACACTACTGGATTAACAGTTGAAAAAGCATACGTTAGCGCTGTATCTGTTGCGGGGAACGGAGTAGCTACTTTAACAATTGCAGGATATGCAGGAGCTGTTACAGTTACTGGTACTGGAAATGTGAAAGTATTCGTATATGGAAATGAATATGCAAAAGGAACTTCAAATGCAGGTACTTCTGTTGATGCTGCTTTCGAACAGTTTAACAATAAGCCAATCATTCTACGTAACAAGTACAATGTAAGCGGATCTGACACTGCTCAAATCGGGTGGGTAGAAGTAACTACTGAAGCTGGAACTTCTGGGTACTTATGGTACTTAAAGTCTGAGCACGAATCTCGTATACGTTTCGAAGATCACTTAGAAATGGCTATGATTGAAGCTGAGAAAGCTGCTACTGCTCTTACGCCAGCTGCTGGATTAGGAGGGGGAACTGAAATTACTGGTTCTGACGGACTTTTTGCTGCTTTAGAAAACAGAGGTCTTGTTTATACAGATGCTGATTTCGGAACAGGTGGAGACTTAGGATTGAGCGATTTTGACGCTATCTTAGGAGAGCTTGATAAGCAAGGAGCTATCGAAGAGAACATGTTATTCTTAGATCGTGCCACTTCTTTAGGTATTGACAATATGTTAGCTGCTCAAAATTCTTATGGAACTGGAGGAACATCTTACGGTGTATTCGAAAATTCAGAAGATATGGCACTTAACTTAGGGTTCAGTGGTTTCCGTAGAGGATCTTACGATTTCTACAAAACAGACTGGAAATACTTAAACGATGCTACAACTAGAGGGTTAGTTGGAGATATTGAAGGTGTAGTTGTTCCTGCTGGAACTTCAACAGTTTACGATCAAATGTTAGGTAAAAACATCTCAAGACCTTTCTTACACATCCGTTACAGAGCTTCTGAAGCAGATGATAGAAAAATGAAGTCTTGGATCACAGGATCTGTAGGTGGAAACTTTACAAGCGACGAAGACGCAATGAACGTTCACTTCTTATCAGAAAGATGTTTATGTGTACAAGCAGCAAATAACTTCATATTATTGAAGAATACTGCAGCATAATTAATTTTATTAGTGTGCTGGGGATCTTTGGTCCCTGGCCACTATTTTTATCAATTTTATAATATTATATCATGGCAAACAAAAAAAAGCCCGTAGCTAAAAAAGCTACACCACAAGAACCTATCACAGATGGGTTACCAATACAAGTAGAAAAAGTAGAGCCAGTAGCTGTTAAGCTAGCTGAGCCTGCTAAACCAAAATGGGAATATAGGGATAGAACTTACGTTTTAAAAACAGGCAAGTCTCCTCTTTTATATACGTTACCATCAAAGCATTCAGGAAGAAAGCCTTTGTTGTTTTTTGATCAAGAAAAAGGTTATCAAAGAGAATTGCGTTATGCTACAAATCAAAAATCACCATTTGTAGATGAACAAAAAGGACCAGTTACTCTTGGCAGAATAGCTATGAGAGACGGGATAATTAAAGTAAGAAAAGAAGATGTTGCTTTGCAAAAACTACTTTCTTTATATCACCCTTTAAAAGATAAAATATATTACGAATTTGATCCAGTAAAAGTTTCTGTAAATGAATTAGATTGGATTGAGCTAGAATTAGAAGCATTAACATTAGCTAGGGATATGGACATTGACGCAGGAGAAGGTATACTTAGAGCTGAATATGGAAGTCAAGTTAATGATTTATCATCTAGTGAGCTGAAGCGAGATTTAATGATATTTGCTAAAAGGCAACCAGCATTATTTATAGAATTAGCTAATGATGATAATGTGCAATTGCGTAATATAGGAATCAAAGCCGTAGAAGCTAGAATAATAAACTTATCAGCGGATCAAAGAACGTTCACTTACGGTGAAGGAGGTAGAAAGTTAATGACTGTACCTTTTGACGAACACCCTTACAGTGCTTTAGCTGCATACTTCAAAACTGATGAAGGAATGGAAGTGTATAAGGCCATATTAAAAAGACTTTACTAAGTCATCTTTATAGTAGCTAGGCTGCTTAACGGTGGCCTAACTATTATAATAATAAAAAAAGAAAAATGAGCGTAAATATAAATACTGTTTATCAAAGAGTGCTAGCTGTACTTAACAAAGAGCAACGAGAACAATATTTTTATGACATTAATCAATTCGGTAGAATACCAGGAAACGAAACCGAATATTCGGATATGGTGGATCTTTTAGAAAAAAAGCTAGCTATATTTGAAACATCTGCAGACCTGGTTGCTTCAGCAGGTAAATTTACTTTGCCTTTAGATATGTATAAGTTAGGAGCTATCCTATATAACAGCATAGAAGTAGAAAGAATTACCCCTAAAGAATGGATATTAATAAACCAGTCTCCTCTAACAGCCCCTAGTAACGCAAGACCTATATATAAGACTGCAGGAACTAATCTAATAGAGGCAAAAGGTACTGCTGTATTAACTTCAGGCGTAAGCGCCCAATATGTTAGAAAGCCTGCCACTGTAATATGGGCACACAAAACATTATTTAATGAGCCTTTATATGACCCTACAAATAGTGTAAACTTCGAGCTAGACGTTTCAGAAGAAACAGAACTAGTTATAAAAATACTAGAGCTTTGCGGTATTTTAATAAAAGACTTAGGACTATACCAAGTATTTGACAAAGAAGATCAAGAAACAATACAACAACAAAAATCATAATATATGGGTTTAATAACACAAACTGACGAACAATACTATTTAGGCCCTGACGGAGTAT